GGATACTTCTTTCTGAGGAATGATCGATCTTTTCATTCCTTTACGAATGCAAACAGTCAAGATAGATGGGTTTTTATGTATAATCTGATGAATAAAGTACCACACCGAGTATAAATACTGATATGGCAAACGAAATAGTCAACGAAAGTAAGAATGTCGCGAAGCAATACTTCACCGATCTAGATCTGAAGTTTACTTCCAATCCTGTCACGAAGGATGTTTCTATTAAGACGGACACCGATGCCATACGCAGAGCAGTGAAGAATCTTGTGCTCACAGATAACTTCGAAAGACCTTTCAAACCTGGAATCGGAGCCAACATCCGATCTCTATTATTTGAATTACAAGGTGAAGATCTCATGGAAGAAGTAGCAGATCGTGTACAAAAACTACTTCGAAACTTTGAACCTCGTGTAGAAGATATTCAAGTCACTGCGAATGAAAATGCATTGGACAGCAACGATCTCAATGTAACTATACAATACAAAATTAAAAACGATCCAAGACCACAACAATTGGATATAGTAGTAAATAGGATACGATAATGGCAGTAAATAGTTCAGCACTGAATGTTACCGAAACAGACTTTGAGAATATTGCAGATAATCTAAAAGAGTTTCTCAAAGGACAGAGCACTCTTAAGGATTATGATTTTGAAGGATCAACTCTTTCTATACTCATAGATCTATTAGCATACAATTCACATATCTCAGCATTTAATACCAACCTCGCAGCATCTGAATTATTTTTAGATACTGCACAGTTGCGTAAGAATGTGATATCCAGAGCCAAAGAGTTAGGATATGTTCCGACTTCATATACAGGTGCCAGTTCACAATTTGAAATGAATCTACTCAATGTGCGTAACGCATCAGGGAGTTATCCTTCACTGAGTGAAATGACACTGACACGAGGATCGCGATTCTCTACTGTGTTTGATGGTTCCACTTATAACTTTGTGGTGACTTCATCCGTGACTCCAACGCAAAATGGATCCACCTATTTGTACAGCAACATTAATTTAAAACAAGGTACTTATGTCACGGATACTTTCGTATACGATGGTCAAATATCCAATCCCAAGTTTAAACTCAGCAACGAAAGAGTAGATTCCAACTCATTGTCAGTGTCAGTGAACAGTGACAGTGTGACTACAGGGTGGACGCAAGCAGGGGATCTCTCTAGTATTACAACAACTTCTAAGGTTTTCTTTTCACAAGAAAATGATGAAGGATTTACAGAATTATATTTTGGTGATAACACGATTGGTGCCAAACCTTTAGATGGTGATATTATCACTATCACTTATATCGTTGTGGACAGTGTCCATGCGAATGGTGCCAAAGTATTTTCACTGGTAGATGCGATTAATGGTTTCTCTAATGCTATTGTCAGTAATGTGACCACTGCTTATGGTGGTGCAGAAAATGAAAGCATAGAGTCTATTAAATTTAAAGCATCCAAATTTTATTCATCGCAAAATCGTTTGGTGACTCTCAATGACTATAAAGCAAAGGTCACTGAGTTTTATCCTAACGCAGATGCGATAGCAATATGGGGTGGAGAAGATAATGATCCACCTGAGTATGGAAAGATATTCTTATCTATCAAACCTATTAATTCAGATTATTTGTCACAGAATGAAAAGGATTTAATCAAGGCAAGACTTAGAGATCTTAACATGCTCACTGTTCGACCTGTGATTGTTGATGCGGAAGTCATTGATATAGTTATCAATGCTACATTTAAATACAACCCTCGAACAGCAACAGTATCAAAAGGAGAATTAGAATCTCTCGTTACAACGACCATAAGAAACTATGACACTACCAATCTGAATGGATTCGATGCTATCTTTAGACATTCGAATCTTACTCGGAGCATAGATGCCACAGATGATTCTATTCTTTCCAATGTTACAACCATTAAACTTAGAAAGACACTCAAACCAACGATCAATACCTCATTAGGATACACTCTTAATTTCGGTAATGGTTTCTATCATCCGCACGATGGACATGCTAGCAGCACAGGTGGTATCTTAGTGTCTACAGGATTTAAAATATCTGGCGATAGTGTAACAACTTATTACTTCGATGATGACGGAAACGGAAATCTTCGAAGATATTATTTCTCTGGTTCAACACGTGTCTATGCAGATCCTACAGCAGGTTCGATAGATTACACAGCAGGGAAAGTTACCATCAATGGAATTATCATTACCGATACTTCTAATACAGATAAATCAGTTTACTTCACCATAGTCCCAAACAGTTACGATGTAACTGCGACTCGAGGACAACTCATTGATATTAAACAAGGTTTGATAACAGTGACAGGTGAAGCAGACACCATCGCAAGTGGTGAATCGAGTGCTGGTGTAGGATATAGTTCCGTCACTTCGTACTCCTCATAATGAATAAAGTGGTGCGAGTCCCGCAAGTAGTTTCCCTCGAAAGAGGATTTTAATTTAGGAGAAAAAAATGGCAGATAAAAAAATTACTGCTCTGACCCAAGTGTCTAATTCAGACATCGGTGGTGCAGACTTACTACATATCGTTGACGATCCAGGTGGAACACCTGTCAACAAAAAGATGACAATTAATCAATTGTTTGAAAATATCCCTACATTCTTAGCATCTGATGATCTTACCACATACACTGGTAATGCAACTGCAGATTTAAACACAGAGTTCACAACACTGTTCGATTTAAATGCTGCTGCATCATCAACAACTGCTACAGGTACATTGGGCGATGGATCAAACACAGGTCAATTAAAAATCGTTGGTATGACTACTGCTCCTTCTTCAAGTTCAAGTGCTGTGATCACAGTGACTAACTTTGGAACCACTTCAACATCAACTAACCAACTAACATTTAATGCTGTTGGTGAGTTTGCATTGTTGTTCTGGAATGGAAGCAAGTGGTATGTCGTTTCATCTTATGGTGCAACAGTAGCATAATAAACGACCATGCCTTTTTCAGTAGACAAGTTATCTAATCAGTTAACAAGACTTCTTCCTGGATTCGTCCAGGAAGAGTCTGCTGAATTAATAGCATTCTTAAAGGCATATTTTGAATATCTTGAGATGGGAGTATTGACTCTCAAGTCGCAAGAAGAATTAGATTTTATAGGATTAGAAGCAGAGACTGGAAATATATTATTTGAAGATGCTGCTTTTAAACCCTCACCCAAAGACAAAGCAAAAATAGTCTTTGAACAAAACAGTAACAACGCAACCATAGGTGCCACAGCATTTACTGCTGGCGAATATATCTATGGGCAATCTTCAGGTGCACTCGCAACCATACGAGTCATAGGTGATAATAAGTTATACATTGAAGAAATCAATGCAAGAACCTTTGAACCTGGAGAGACCATTATCGGTCGAACCTCAGAACAAAAAGCAATTGTTAATACTTTCAGCGAAAACAGTATCGCTGCAAATAATAACATTCTAAAGTATGCAGATATTGATACCACCATTGGATCTTTTCTATCATACTTTCAAAAAGACTTCATGCCAAGTATCGACTTCTCTGTGGCAGCAGATAAGCGACTACTCATTAAGCATGTTAAAGAATTATACCAACGCAAAGGAACGAAAGAATCATTAGAGTTCCTCATGCGTATTCTGTATCAGCAAGATGCAGAAGTTGCCTATCCGATAGAAAATACCCTACATGCTTCTGAATCTAGTTGGAATGAACCCAATGTGATTCAAGTGTTTCTATCCAATGGGCAACCACCCAACAATGGAAAAATAATCAAATATTCTGCGGATGGTGTAACCATAGAAGCAGAAGCGATTATTGAAAATGTTTATTTTGATCCAGCAGATGAAACTGCTTATCGTTGTGAAATATCTATCAATCACTTAGGCACATTTGCGGTAGATGACAGTGTATCCTTTTTAGATAGAGATAACAACACAGTCAATACAGGAACAGTGCGTGGTGTGATAGGTGGGGTTGATTTAGATCATTCATCCATCTATCTATCCGATGCTGATGGAGATAGAATTTTACTCGAAGACGGAGCAGGATTATATCTAGAAGGTGGAAACGCAGGATCATTGTACAGTATCTCAGACCAAATTAATTTTGCATCTGCTTTATCTGACGATGCGATTGATGCTACCTCACAGATCAATGGTTTGACTTCTGGAGGAGTCACTGAGATTTATGTCGAGGACGGAGGCACAGGTTATTCTTCAGGAGATCTAGTAGTATTTGATGATGCTGGTACGAATGGTTCAGGTGCTTTTGCAGAAATAGAATCGGTCGGTGATCAACTCTTATTAGAATCTGGTACTCAATGGGGACACTTCGTATTTACAGCAACCAATGGGCAAACCATATTTGAAGGACACGATGACTTACATCAGATGATGGCATTTGATGCCGAGTCAGTCATTGTTTATCAAAACGATGTTAAACTGACTTCAGGTTACAATGTATTTGTAAACAAGATCGTGCTTTCTTCTGGTGCTGCTCTCAATGATAAAATAGAAGTCTACGCATATCTCAATAATATATTATTTGAAGATAATACAGTACTTGGACTCGATACGAATCAAACAGAAATAAGAAAGGTCATCGTAGCATCTCCAGGTTATGGATATCAATTTACACCTTTAGCATATCCAGGTGGATTCATGTATTTCAATGATGTCACTGGTTTTCAAAAAGGTGAGATCATTACAGGTTCATCTGCCAGTGCTACAGGTTTAATCATCGGTGTAGATACCGATCTGAATAGATTGACGATCGGAAGAAGAAGTTCCGATACAGGAGCATTTAGTTCCAACGATACGATTACAGGTGGAACTTCAAGTACCACCGCAACCATTATTACACACAATGTAACTTCAGGTGAGGGAGCGATTCTACTTACCTATGGTGATAACATTGGTGGTATAGCATCATTGCGTATGCAGGATGCTGGTAATAAGTACGATGAGAGTGGGATCATCGATGATGAAGATACTATTATCACCATGTTGGTTACGACTCCATCCGATACACCTCCAAGAGATGGTACACTGTCAGGTGATATCTCAGGTGTAACAGCAACGATTGTTGATTATAATTCTAATCGACATATTTTAAAAGTTAAAAATTTATCAGGTCCATTCTTAGAGGGTGAGACCTGTACATTCTCTAGCACAGAGTCACTCAAAGTTGCTAAGTTCCGTCCTTTGAATGCTAGAGGTCAACTTGTAGGTGAAACACGCATTGATGGTAACTTCCTCAATGATTATGGTTACACCGATGCCTCTGGTATGGCAATACATGACTCTCTCTATTATCAAACGCATTCTTATGTAGTGAAGATTGGTGAGTCCATTAACCGATGGAGAAGTATCGTTAAAGATCTTGTACATCCTACAGGACATATCTTCTTTGGTGAAGTAGCAATACGATCTGACATTAATGCACAAGCAACTATTTACAATAGAGTCTTTGATGGCACGAATGTCTCAAGATCCTTTGTACCTACACTTTACATTGGTTCTAAAGTTGATGCTCTTGGTATTATCTACGAAGATTATACATGGGATGCATTAGGCATAGATAATGAGTACTCTATCGGACTGGAAAATGAAGACGGACTGCTCAGAGCAGAAAGATACTATCAAGAAGGATCTACAGTATACGATCAAGTCACAGGACAAGGGTTTGTAGTTGGTACAGATATTGTTGAAGATACCGATGACTTCTATCGAAGAATCGTAGAAGCAGAAGCAAGAATGCATGCTAAGCACGATATTCTTATTCAGTTCCCAACTCTTGCTGCCGATGTATCTGACGAAAGTCCAGTGCTACAACCAGCAGGTGCACCTAATGCTGATACTGATCCACGAACTGATGGATCTATCACTGAACCTGGAACTGAGTATGGTGATTCTGGAATGCGTAATCGTCATGTAAATATTCAGATTATTCAATCTATTGCTAGAGCATCAGCACAAGTGGGTACAAGAATAGATCAAGACTCAGGAACAGCAACAACTTTACGCATAGATTATGGCGACTCTGGATACCTTACAAGGAATACACAAAGAGCACCAGCCAATGGTAAAGTCATACAATCTGCTATGTTCGAAGAAGAGAGAATGTTATTAGAAGATGGTAACTATCTACTTCCAGAAGAAGAACAAGGTAGAATGAGATATGAAAGAACCATTAATGCTAACAACAATTCAAATCTAATCACAACTTCAACTATATTACCACCTGCTGATATCTATGCAGAAAATGGTGATGAGATCATATTAGAAGATGGAAGTTACTTAGGATTAGAAACAGCAACAGTTACAGAGGTGCAAGAATACTTTGTAACAGAGAGGACTTTTGAAACCTCTAAATACTTAAAGCATGAGAACTATGATAAAATCGTTACCGAAGATGGTGATGGAATTATCATGGAAAATAGTGGAGATACATTAGTAACATTTGCTAGAGTGGGTCCAACTATAAGAACATTAGAACTCGTGTCACAACAACAAGTTTATGATATATCTTACTACATCGTAGATGAAAGTGAAGATAATATTTTATTAGAAGATCAAGCAGGATCGCTGATGTCCGAGAGTTCAAACTCTGAAGGATTGCGTATTGCTGATGTATCTACAACCTATGCTAATTGGACGATTGGATCGTTTGAAGAGCATTATAAGAATAAGACTAATTTTTCATTGTCAGCACATGTTGTGTCTGGCGAATGAGTATAAATAGTATAACAATTAAATTTTAGGAGCAAAAAATGGCTGCAATTATCACAGAGAAGTTTCGTTTGAACAATGCTCGCCAATTCAAAGAGGACTTCGGTGAATCTGCTTCTAGCACATACATGTTTATCGGTCGCCCATGGTTATGGGGAACCGACGATACAGTCGAAACACCAGTGGATAATAATTCCAATGAGATCGATGCATATGATGACATGGTTGCTTTGAAGAAAATCACCTCGTCCGATGTATCGCATGGTATTGTCCGAAGAGACTGGACTAGTGGAACAATTTATGACGAATATCGTCATGACTATTCCTCATCAAACTCAGCACCATCAGGTGCAACGAATCTATACGATTCAAGATTTCATGTTATCACAGATGACTATAATGTATACAAATGTATCAGAACAGGAAGAGATTCCTCTGGCAACCCTGTAGCATCTGATGTAAAACCAACAGGAACTTCAAGTACTGCTTTGGTTGCTACTTCAGATTCAAGTGCTGCATCAGGTAGAGGATACCTTTGGAAATACATGTACAGTATTACAGCATCTGATGTTATCAAATTTGTAACAAATGACTTTATCCCAGTAAAAACTATTGGTGCTCAAACTGAAGTAATCGGTGACAGTGCTGCAATAGGATCTGCTGCTTCTGACGACAGTTCAGCACAATGGGATGTTGAGAACGACGCAGT